GTTCAATTCTTAAAGAACGCAGCACTGTAAAAGCTTTCAACTCGTATTTAGGAAAATCACAGGATACCGAAGTATCCATAGATAAAAAAACCTAAAGCGAATCACTTCGACAGACTGTGTAAAATTTTACAACTCCATAAAGGAGACTATGCCGACTGAAACGGTCATAGTTTTGGGTGTGTTTATTTAAATAACTCTCTAAACACAAGAGAGCCTGACAATTAGGTAAAGCGTCAAGCTTTTTAGTCACCGTTCACTCCTGTGTAAATTACACAGGAGTAGGGTTGCCATTAAGTGAAAACAGCGTTGGACAACACAAAAAGAATAGGCATGTGAAATCAGGTCCGGCCGCAATGTATGATGAAATTGTCATACAATCGGTATTGGACTTGATTGCCGCAGTTGGATTCTTAACATTGATGTGCAAAACCGCTGATTGCGTGCGCGTACCATCAACTGTAGTTCCAAGGACATAAGTCGTTGGATCAACAAGTGAAAAATTGTAGTTATTGTAATCTGGTAGATTAAACTGTAAACTACCGTTTGTACGCGTAGCAGTAATAGCAGACCCTGCTGTTCCGTCTTGTAATCTGTTACGACCTAAGAAAAATGCTTTAGCGCTAGTAGTAGCGCTATGTGCTAGAGTTAGGGTCGATTCGAGAAAACGATTAGCAGCTGTAGGTCCATAATCAGTGTTTCTACTAATAGAGATATCATCCACAGATCCATAAAAATCTGAAGATGGTGTCACTGTGTAGTTTACACTGCCTCTGTAACCTAAATACATACCAGCAATGTATGGTACATGTGGCATAGTATTAAATGCAAAGGTAGAAGTACCTGATGCTGCTACAACTTTGTTAGCAGACGTAGATGCATTTGGATCATAACCAGGTGTGTATGGCATTCTCTTATAGACCTTTCTATAAATATTAAACACACCAGTGGTATCAGCCAACGGAACAATATCGCTCACAACACTTCTATGAAGAACGTTACGCAAAGATCCAATACACTCTCCAAAATTCTGAGCATAGCGCTCAGGGAGAGTAACTGAAGGTTTACCAATGATATACTGTTGAGGTAAAACATTCGTTTTATCTTCAGCTTGCAATTGGAAGAAACTAGGTATAACGTTAGTTGTTGTGCTACCAATGTTACCATTGGTATTAGCGTACTCAAAATTGTCACCTCCTCTAATAAAGAAGAGGAGATTAATTGTTGAGCTTGCAGGAGCTGTCAGTGCTGTTAAAACACGTACAGTTAAAA